TTTTCGGATTAGTCGGAAACGCAATAACAGCTTCTCAAAACCGTAAGGCAGCGAAGGCTCAAATGGACTTTCAGGAAAGAATGTCCTCAACTGCATACCAAAGGGCAGCCGCAGATCTAGAAGCGGCCGGCCTTAACAGAATACTAGCTCTAGGCTCTCCAGCCTCAACACCCGGCGGCGCATATGCCCAGGTACCCGACTTTGCAGGCGGTATGATGGGCGGCGCCCAAACCGGGATTAATATGCAAAGCTCTGCCCAGCAAATAAACGAAAGCCAGCAACGCGAAGCGAAACTGCTCCAAGAAACTGGCTTAACCGATATTAGAAGGCAAAAGGAACTCGCAACACTCCCCGCGTGGAAACTCTTTTATAAAGTAGTAGAAGACGCAGCAGGAGACGCGGATAAAATATATACCTGGCTACGCAGCCGGTCGGCGGAAGACTTCCGCCAAATGTTAAATACCGGCGAAGAATGGGCAGGAAAAGCCATAAGCAACGCAGTATCAAAAGCAATCGGCTACATCCCAGCGGTAGCAATTTACCGATGGGGTAAAGGCAAAATACAAGACCTGTCGGAATACGCAGAAAAAACCGACAAAAGAAATCAACCTCCCGGCTCTACAGCCGGTAGAATCGACTTAGGCTCAGGAGGCCCAACACAATGACCCCAACAATACGCACACCGTACACTCGTGTACGTTCATCCGTGGATTTCTCTAATGTGGAATCCGTCACCGACACGTCATTCGGAAACGATACAGACGTTAACCATATTGTCGCCAGGTTCCACCGTGATGGAACCATGCCGACACCTACGCAGGACCAGTGTCAGTACGCTGACGTAACAGGACTGCAAAAAGACCTAACGACTCTTATCCAAGAGTCAAACGAAGCTCTCGACAAAGTAAAAGAGGCTCAGGCTGCCGAATCCGCTAGAAAACAGAGTGAAATTACGGAAATGGCAGCAAAAGCCGCAAAATACGAAGAGATGCTTCAACAACAAAAAGAGGCTGAAAAAGCCGAATCACCCATTGTCTAACCTGTCGTCAAAAGCGACACGTTTAGACTAACAAAATGCGGCCGAAAGGCCGCCTACCCCTACTGAAAGTGGTGCATCAACCACTGTACAAAAAAACAGGTAGACGGAATTCCAAATCCAGGCTACCCTTAGATCCATGATTAGCTCCTTGATGCTAATCATAAACTGGACGAAACCGAAGGAGAGTCCCAAAATGCGTAGAAAACGAGCCGGAAAACCCGGCAAATCATTCAAGCGAACCTCACAGCCTAAACGTATCAATATGCCCCGAAAAGCCTCTCGCGGGGGTATCATACTCTGAGTCACGGAGACTCCTTAGCCTGGCCTGGTCCACCAGGGAGTAAAACGGACCTCAACCCTAAGATGAAAACCGACTGGAGTATTGCCTCAAATGTGGCTTACAAAATTATTACTTACGATACTGCTCACCCCTATATTCATTGTGGCCTTGCTCGCAATCCTGGCGAGCCTGATACCATGACCTGCTTTCAAAGCAAACCAGCCTGGCGCAGCACCTACCCAAACGACAAAGGTAACCACGAACTAAGGTTCGGATTCCGAACCGACAGAGAACCTGATTACTTTATAGACTGTGGAAAATGCGAGGGATGCCGAGCTAGACAAAAGCGAGATTGGGCAATACGAATAGCCCACGAAGCGCAACTATGGGAACGCAACTGCTTTGTGACCCTAACTTACGACGACGATCACCTGCCTGAGTACATATCGAGGCAACACGTCAAAACATTCCTACAGCGCCTAAAACACCATTCTTCCAGGGAAGTACGCTACTATGTAGCCGCCGAATACGGCGAACGGACCAGGAGACCCCACTACCATGCAATCATCTTTAATGAGGATTTTCTTGGCGGCGCTTATGACATTAACGACCAGTTGTACGGAAATAAGATACTCGACAGAATCTGGAAAAAAGGTTCTACAGCTATCGCGCCCTTCACCTTCGCCACAGCAATGTACACGGCCGGATATGTCTCAAAAAAAATCCGAGATAAGAATACATTTTCGGTACAATCCCAACGACCGCCGTTGGGAAAAAATTGGGTTAGAAAAAATCACGACAATATACGGCGAAACGAAAATATAGTAATCAATGGACAATCATTGCCCATACCAAAGGTTTATATGACCTGGTTAAAGGGAACTGAATCATTCGACCATATAAAGGAGAACCTATGCGAAAAAATTAAACCCCTAAATGACCAAAAGCTAAGATCAAAAAAACTAGCGTATAACGCGCAACAAAACCTAAGGAACGAGAAATTATGAACTCAACAGAAAAAATGGAATCACGCCCTATCGACAACCAAAATGCAAACGAAGGGCCATACAAAAAAACACTGGAAGAACAAAAAAAGGAACGCAAATTCTGCTTCCAAATTATCGACCATAAAACCGGCAACAGAACGGACCCGTTCGTCACTTCTTGGGACGGACTTTATGAAACACTCGGAAAAGGCCAGGAGGAAGATTTCCCCCTCCTGGAAGACTATATACTGCTTGCAGTCGTTATAGACGGACCAGATACAACCATTCCGAAAACACCACTGTTAACAGTGAAAACCTTTATGGATATACACACAGAAGCAAACTGGAGCGAAGAAAATGAGTGACAAAATAGTTCAACAACCCGTAGCAGGCGAAGTACAAAGTAAATTCTCCGACCTACCTACCGCTGACGTAGATCGTAGTACATTCGATATGTCACACTCCTGGAAAGGAACGATCGACACCTGGCGTATTACGCCAACATTTCTCCAGGAAGTATTACCTGGTGATACGTTCAGCGTAAACACAACCGCATTCATGCGATTGGCAACCCCGCTAAAGCCCATCATGGATACGCTAACTGCCGATATTCATTACTTCTTTGTCCCTAACCGCTTGGTGTGGGACAACTGGCAATTCTTCATGGGCGAACGCAAAAAACTAGACGATGACCCGACAACAGTCTCAATCCCACAAGCAAATGTAGACTTCAACATTCGAAACTCAACCGGCCGATTAGCAGATGCTTTCGGCCTGCCCCTATGGGACCCGGGCGATGACACACCCATTATTCGCCCCGTAAATGCATTACCCTTTCGCGGATACTCACTAATCTTTAACGATTGGTACCGCAATCAAAATATTATAGATTTCCAAGACTTTCCCCTGGACGATGGTCCCGACACAATCGATCCCCCTCCGCCAGAGGGACTTCTGGACATGGGTAACACAAAAGGTCGACATAAACACGGCGATTACTTCACCAGGGCCCTACCGTGGCCGCAAAAAGGCGACCCTGTATTCCTGCCCCTGGGCTCTGAAGCTCCGATAATACCCGGTGCACGAAACGGCGATCAGGCGTTCTTCATGACTGAAACCGCAGACGGTGAAGCCGTTGGCTTACGCTCCGGAGCAACAACCGGCTCAGCCGGTTACATAACGGAAACAGGGCGTACACTCGCAACTAACGTACCTTTTGATCTCAATATGACAGCGGACCTCACAGTAGCAACCGCAGCAACGATCAACGACATTCGCACCGCCTTCCAAATACAAAAGCTCCTGGAGCGCGATGCGCGAGGCGGAACCCGATATATCGAAATCATACTGAGCCATTTCAATGTACAGTCACCCGATATGCGCCTTCAACGCCCCGAATACCTGGGCGGAGGCTCATCACGAATCATCGTTAACCCATTGGCTCAAACAGTCGCCACAGAAACAGCTCCCCTCGCCAACCTCGCAGCAGTTGGTACAGGACTTGTCAAAGGCGGCTTCAAACACTCCTTTACAGAACACGGCTATGTGTTCGGCCTTATCTCATGTCGAGCCGACTTGACCTACCAACGCGGCCTTGCTCGCGAATGGACACGTCAAACACGCTATGACTACTACTGGCCTGCCCTCGCACACCTCGGCGAACAAGCGATCAAAAATAAAGAGCTTTTCACCGACTTCGGCGATGGCAACGGTCCAGACGATCAAACCTGGGGATACCAAGAGCGGTACGCAGAATACCGCTACCACCCGAGCCGGATTACCGGCAAATTCCGCTCAGAGGACCCCGAGTCCCTGGACGTATGGCACTTGTCCCAGGATTTCGAAACTCTGCCACCGCTAAACTATCTGTTTGTAACAGATCTGCCACCCCTCGACAGAGTGGTCGCAGTCCCAAGCGAACCGGATCTCATAGTCGATGTATGGCATGACTTCAAAGCCACACGACCTATGCCGGTTTACGCTGTACCTGGACTGGTAGACCACTTCTAATGTTAGACAAAATAGCTTCATTAGGTGCACCCGGTGCCGCTGGCATCGGGGGCGTTTTCGGATTAGTCGGAAACGCAATAACAGCTTCTCAAAACCGTAAGGCAGCGAAGGCTCAAATGGACTTTCAGGAAAGAATGTCCTCAACTGCATACC